ATGCTGGATCTTTAGATCCTTCTTTCCAATAACGAGGATCTTGCATCATAGACTGTAAATCTCTTTCATCTAGTTCTACATCTACTACAGTATTAGTATTAGGTAATGCTTTGTTTTTAGACAAAGACATTATTTCTTCTAGAGCTTTAACGCCTTCAGCAGTAGCAGCCATATTGGCAATAGCATTATAGGCATCAGTAGATAGATACTTTTTACTCCAAAGATCAGCAGCTTCAATACGTTGTTTTGCATTATCTCCCAACTTGCCCATTTCTTCTTGTAGATTCGGCAAACCAGCAATTTCATTATTAACAAAAGCCTCCACTCCCTGGTTGAATACATCCTGTGATAACCCATTATCTTTACAAATTTGTTCCCAAGACTTAACAAGTGCTTGTTCTGGATCAACGGATATTTCAACATCTTCTGGTATCTCTGGTAGCTTTATTTCATATGATTCAGGAACGCTAGATTTTCTTTCTGATTCCAAATCTTCACGTAATTGTTTCGTAAGATCTTCAGTTCGCATCCCAAGTTTTTGCTCCAATGCTTTGTATGATGCACCCAGTTCTTCAACTTTAATTTCATTTCTATCTGTATCCCAAAATTTCTCTGGAATATACTCAGGTATTTGAACTTCAGTAGTGTTTTCTTGAGATACCTCTTGTGTTGTTTCTTGTGTTTCTTGTATTTGTTCTTCTGACATTATGCCTCCTTATCAGATTCGATTCTTTTCTTGATGATAAAATATAAATATCTCATCCCTTCAAGATGTCGTAAATGTTCGTTGCTAACATCTTTACCTGCAACTGCATCTACTGTTATGGATCTTAAATAATCCAACATTTTTTCACCAACAACGGTGCTAAAAACTGCGTTCATCTCTGAATTAAGTTCTTTTTCTTTTTCTTCTGTTCGATAAAATCCATCAATAGATAGATGGCTACCTTTAGGTTTGTTCTGGAGCTGCTCCCAACTCATTTGTTCCTCCTTGTTGTTGCATTACTTGTTGCATTTGCTGTACTACTTGTTGTTGTTCAGCTGCATCTCTAATTAGTTTTTCAGGAAGGTTCATTTTTTCTGCCAAGTACCTAGCTACTTCTTCTTGTTTTACAATAAGATTAAGTACTTGTGGTCCAAATGTTTGACCTAGCGTTGCGTTGAATCTGTTTACATCTGCAATATCTTGCTCGTTTTGTGCTCTAGACAATGGTGATTCTGGAACAATTTTTATTTCTTTGTTATTCAAAGAAGGTAATTCTATTCTGCCTTGTTTCTTTAAAATATAAATAACACGTCTAATTAATGGCATAATAAATTCTGATTGTAATCTTCCAAATGAAGATCCAATCTGTCTAGATAAATCTGCCATTCTTTCTGCTACTTCAGTAGCTGACATTGGTGTACCTTTGGTTGGACCTAATGTTTCCATGTATAATGCTTTACGAATATTCTGCCTCATATCATCTAATACTAACTGTGCAACATCAAATCTACCTGCTCCATTAATAGGAACTAGTCCTCTAGATCCAGGAGCTACTGGAATAATTGTGCCAGGCACTAATGAAATGTTATCTGGATTAATAACTCCATCATCTTCTAGTTGATAAATACCAGATATATTCATCTGTGCATTTTCTAAAATTAATTCGATAGTTAAGTTTGTAGTCTTGATAGCAGACATAGCATTAAATACTGGACCACGACCATATACTTCACCACTAGCTTTATTCCATCTAAATGTAATAAATGGATTAGAACCTTGTCCTTCAAAAGTATCTTCAAGAATAACTGCTTCCATATCTTTTACACATACTACATAATCATAAACTTCTTTATTTGGATCTTTATAGTTTCTCATTGTACCTTCGATTACAGTACACTTGACATCTGGATCATTTAAAATCTTATCTTCTATATCTTCAAAGTTTCCATCTGGATATAAAACTTTTAAATCACCTAATCTGATATTTCTTTTTCTATAAATACAATCTACTCTATTATCTGGACCTGTATTTAAATATACATGAGGTAATGGTATAGAATTAAATACTACTGGATTAGTTGATGTACCTTCATTCACTAACATTACACCTGTACCAATAGCTAAATCCATAAATGATTCATGCACTTCTTGATTAAAGTTAGATGAATGTAATATCTCAAATATATAATTAGTTATTTCATCTAACTGTGCATCTATCTGTGGTGCTATTTGTGGAGGTATTTCTATACCTGCTTTTAAATTAATCCATCTTCCAAATGTAGGAGTGATACCTGCTTGTAGTCTTGAAGCAAACTCTTGAATACCTACAACAGCTGTTTCATCAAAGATTCTATCTGTTCTTTTTTCTCCAGGAGCTTCTTCATAAAATGCTTCTCTACCTGGCATAGTATATTCATATGCTTCTTCAAACTTTGGAATCCAATGAGATTTTAATTGTTCTGATTGTGCAAACTTTTTCAAAAAAGATTTAGGATTCATTACTCCAGTATTTGGAGCAGATCTATAATTAAAACTGTACATTACTTAAATGTTCCACCAAATCCTCTACCCTTAACTGTAAGAAATGGTCTTTCATTACTAGATACGTTTCCAATACCATATCCAGCCAAAACTTTTTCTAGCCTTTTTTTTCTTTCATTATCTCTTATATTGCTTTCACTTTGTTCTATTGGTGCATTACTTGTACTTGTATTATTACTACTATCATTTTTAAAAAAACTAGTTCCTCTTATCGCATTAAAAATAGCACCAACAGGTGATGCTTCTACTAATCCTGCTTTCCTAACCATTGTTGGTGTATTAGATCCATCTATATATTCTAAAGTATTATATCCAGTTACAGCTCTAGAAATATCACCACCTAATTGTTTTAACGTAGGAGCGTTTGCAGTTAGTTGTGGGGTTTGTTTTGAAAGTATAGTTTCACCTTTTTCGTTTTTCATTCCTGTTCCAACAAAACTCATTCTTTCTACTCCATCAGGACCAGTAAATTTCTTACCACCTAACATTTCTCCTACTTCTTGAGTACGTAAATCTTTTGCATATTTTTCTACATTAGCTGGTCTACGATATTTAGAACCTATTTCACCGATATTTTTACTAATAGCATTGAAAGATTTTCCTGTAGTTCTATTAATTGTTTCTGCTTGTTTTGTTGTAGCAGTAGCTAATCCAGTAGTTCCAGACATAGCCAAAGACTGACCTGGACCCATTCCATATACTTTTTTAGGTTTATTTTGATTTTTATTATTTCCTCCGCCGCCGCCTCCAGATGTTGGTTTACTTGATCCCATTATGTTTCTTGTCCTTCTGTAAAAAATCCAGCTCCACCAGCTCTTGAGAACAATGATCTATTACCGAGCTTACCTTCGATAAATCTTTTTTTTCTTTTAGCCATAGCTTCTTCTTGTTCTTTTTGTATACGTTCTTCCTCCATACGCTTTTCTTTTAACTGTCTTTCTAGCTCTGGATCAGGCTTATATTTTGGTGTTCTTAAAAATCCCATTGTTCACAACCATGTTTCTTTAAGTATTTATATAACTGAAAAGGGGTAATAATCAATCTATTTATTCCTAGAACTCTCATAATAACAGTTACACAAGAATGTTCTCTCAACCATGCAGCTTGAAATAATCTCCACTTATGGCGAAATGTCTTGCATTTTAAAATAATACCACCATGTTGTTTTATATAGACCATCATCTGATCTACTTCAGTACCATCTATAATATTTAAATCTAATCTTCTATGTATGTGTTCTACTACTATCCATTTATCTTTTTTTGGAAAGTATGCAAAAGCACCACAATGTGCCATCCCATTTTTTCTGAACCTATGATACCACTCATGGTTAGGTGGATCATAAAAAAATACTAGCCATTCCTTCGGAAAATATCCCACTTCTTCCTCCTATTCATTGAAGTACGATCAAATATATTCCAGTTCTTATAAGCATTAGATACTTGTGGTTTAGCTGGACCTACTGTTAATGATCTACCTTCTCCTGCACCTAGCATTAAATATTGTAATGCATCATGTACGTGTGAAAATTTATTCTTATTAGGTTTATCTTCATATCTTTCTCCAGATGTTTGTATTCTTCTGTAATGATATCCACCTAAGAATCCTTTACGTAGTGATTTACAAGTTTTATTTAATAAAAATCCTGCCTTACCATCTACCATTCTATTCAATGCAGTTTCAACAGATTCTATTCTTAGACCTACATCATTAGATGGTGCAGGAAATGCCTGGATGCCTTGTTGTCTAAGTATCTGAAAAGGAGTTGTTTCATCTGTTTGTGCTCTAAAATCTCCAGCTGGATCTCCAAATATTTTTAAATCTTTATCTGCACAGTGTTTAATTATCTCATGCTTTAATAATTCACCAAACTTAACTGTACCAATATCAAAACAAACTAGTTCATGCAGTATCAACCATCTACCATCAGGTAGCTTTTGACCAAATACAGCAGAAGGTGTAAGACCAAAGTCTAATCCAATATAAACTGTAGTAGGTGCAAATTCTATTTCATCATCTGCTATGTGTACATCTTCTCTAAATGAACCATATACTAGTTTACCATCTTCAATAGTTCCTAATTTATTTAAAACGTAAACATCAATCCAAGATTTACTTTTTCCTCTAATGATATTTGGATAGTAATTAGGTGTAACATTTTGGATATTTTCTGCTGTATTATTAAGCTCATAACTTTTAATTTTATCATCTTCTTTTTTTTCTATCATGCCTGGAGGTTGTACAAAAAACTTCCAGTTGTCAGGCTTGACTAACATTAAGGATTCTTCTTGATTCATATGATCTGGTACAGGTACTTCACCAGACATAATGGACCACCAATGATCTTCATCAGGTGCATTAGTATCTGCTATAACACCATACCATGAAGGTCCACCATCTTTCATAGAAGGGAATCTACCTACACGCATAGTACACGCATCAACAATAGACTTAGGAATCTCTCTTGCTTCATTAATCCATACACCAGTTAATTCTAAAGACAATAATTTTTTAACATCTTCTGGTCTATCTAGTGCTAAGAATATAACTTCTAGCTCTACATCACCTATATGAATGTTATGTGTAAAAGGAACTGAGTACATAAAGTTTCCAAAAGAATTTTCTGGAAACCAATCTAACCACGTTTTAATAGTTGTTGTTTTTAATTGGGGATTTGTATTTCTTATTACTGCCCATCTAGATTTACGTTTACCATCTTCACTAGGCTTTTGTTTTAAGGCACGTCTAAATATTTCAATACAACAAGATACAGACTTCCCTGATCCTACTGGACCACGTACACCTCTAAAGAAGGAATCATCCTTCATAAAGGTTTTTATTGTTTCACCTGGAGCTTTGTAGTTGAGTTCTGTCAAGCAATACCATTATCTACAGATTTTTTAATTAACTTGTAGATAGTTTCTGGTAGTAGAGATTCTATAAATTTATCGGCTTCATTATCCGAAAATCGTAAGTCTTTGGGATAATGTTTAAAATGTTCTTTCTTCACTATCTTACGAAGTCTTTGACGATCCTCGTAAGATAGCTCCTCTGCATACCTCATATTTAATTAAATATTAATCCTAAGATTACTAAAGTAGGAATAGCACATACAAATATTTTACCTTTGTAATTAAGTCCATCCCATTTTCTTTTCATTTTTATTATTAAATCCATTATGCCCTTGCTTTCTTTTTAGCTGTTGCTGATAGATCTTTAAAGTGAACTATAGGTTTACTTGATGCAGTATGTGTTTTGCCTGTATGTAGTTTACCATTAGGCATTTTATGATATGCACCTTTATGCTCAGTTCCATTTTTAAAGTAATGTTTTTGATTAGCACCCATTACTTTTTCTTTTTACTAGCCATAATCTTTTTCTTCAAAGCAGGTGGTAATTTATTTTGTTTACCCTTTAACTTTTTAGATCCAGCGGCAGGTTTTTTCATTCCATACATTATGATACCCTCCTAAAAGGTTTTGTTTTAGCAGATATAGATTTAGGTTGTCTAACAAATTGTTTCCCACTCTTACTGCCTTTTCTCTTAGCTCTAGTTGTAGCTGCATATTCACTAGCAGTCAATGACTTGATCGCAGCTTCAGGTAAGTAGCGTTCACCTGTTTTTCCAGATGGCTTTCCAGATTTGGTTCTCCATTTCTGTTTAGTCCATGCTTTCAAACTTCTTTGTGGCTTCTTCACCGATATCCACCACCTTTGGATTTATAAGCCTTAGCTAACATTTGTGCCTTCCTCGCACTCCATTGTCCAGGATTTCCTCCTTTTCCTCCAGCTTTAATACGATTAAATAAACTTTTTCTCATTCCAGGCTTAGTATAATTACCAGCCTCATTGACTCTACTCTTTTTTACCATTTTGATTTATTAGCCCAGAACGCAGCTGACATCTTTCCTTTTGCTATATTTTTTCGATGTCTAGCCTTAAATGATTTTCTTTTCATCTTCATTCTCTTTGACTCTCCTGATTTAGGCTTACCAGCTGTACTAGCTCCCTGTTCACCATATCTAATAGTCTTGACCTTAGATCCTTCTTTAGCGACTACGACATGAGATTTTTTAGGGTGTCCTGGAGTTCTTTTAGGTTTGTTGTAACCAGATACACCTATTCGTTTTAATAAACTCTGGCTCATTTA